AGGATCTAACATCAAAATCAAAGATGGCACGATTATTTCACCAGAGGCAACCTATACAACAAGTCAGAATACAGGTAATGCAGGTGCAGTTAATTTTGAATGGATAACACCACAACTAACAAGCAAACCCCAGTGGCAGGTTGTAAACGAAGGCGAAGCTTTCTCTCTAACAGAAAACTTTATGGCTCCTGGTTTAGACGCAATTTCAATAATAAATCGAACTCAAACAATAGAAACAACACAAACTTCTACAACCTTATTTCAATAGGACTACTGTTTGCTAGTCCTGTTTACGCAGAAACTACTATATCTAATCCCCAGTCGAGTACCCAATCGACTATTGTTAACCAGGGATTTCAAAGTATAAGCGGATCTTTTCCTACGCATAGATATAGCAATGGTATTCAATGCCAAACACCTACTTTAAGCTTTAATCCGTTCATAACAAAAGGAGAATATTACAACAGTCCTAGAAGCACTATACAAAGAACAAATATATATAACCAAGCAAAAGATAGTGATACAGGTCAGCTAACAAATCCTGGTGAAATACTTTACATAGCAGAACAGGAAAGGCTAGATCAAATTAATCACAACTTTTCATATGGAGCAACTATAAGTCTACAAGTACCATTGGGGAAACGATTTAATGATGAGTGCTTGAAGGCAGCCCAAACATATAGAAAGTATCAGGAGTTTCTACTCCAAGCTAAAAAATTAGAGGTAAATTTGAACAGACTTTCTATCTGTAGCCAGCAACTTAAGCTCGGTGTTAAGTATGTAGGAGAAGATGCTGTTAGCTGTAAAAATGTTGTGTTGACCAGCGTTCCAAATCAAGTATTACCACACGCTCATAAATTAAAGCAGTAGACAAGCACGGGTACTGACTTGCCTACCTAGACACCCTATTCATCGCCAGAAAAATAGGGTTCTTTTATTCTACCTTATCCTTTTTCTTTGTCAGCTTTTTAATGACATTTTTTACTAGGGGTTTTACAAGCTGGAGAATAACAGGTGTAGTCGCAGCCACACTAGCAATAACAGCAGTAGAGACAACCACGCTAGCCGTTGGGATGTATTGGTCCACAAACGGTACTTCTTCCCAGATTGCGTCACAAGAACCCTCCAATAGCCCACGTTCCCATTTTACATGCCTTTCTAATCTAAGCTCATTTCTCCAATCCCCAGGTCTATATGGTGCGTTTTTAGGTGGACAAGGTACTAACTCAACTTCTTCATTTTCTTCTTGTTGTCCTAAATTAATATTTGTTCCAGTTGCTTTCTTTTGAAAATTATATGTACCTTCAGTTTCTATAGTGTCTTGTGCATCATAAACAATAGGTCTAAATGTTTTAGGTGCTGGTTGAGTTTTAATTGGTTGTGTGCCACTGATTGCCTGACCATTTGGACAAGTAGCATAAGCTTTTCTTCCATGAAAAATAATAGTTGGATTTTCTGATAGTTCTATATCTCTATTAGTTAAATCACAGGCAGGGTTATCTCCTATCAATACAGTCTCAGGTATATAAGGAGTTTCTGGTATTTCTACTTTCGGTATCTTTATCTCAGGAACTTTAATCGTAGGCATCAACAATCATTAAAGTCAGAAGCCATATTTCCTCCGATCTTACCACCTTCTCTTCTAGCTTGGTTTGTAGCAAAACCAGATAAGAACCAACCTACAATAGGAACATTAGATAATGATGTTGCAAGTCCTGTTCCCGTTGCTACTGACGTTCCAATCAGTTCTCCAGTTGACTCACCTTTGGCACGTTCTTCAATACAAGCTATTTGTTTTGCTGTAAGCTCACCATTATTTACAATCCTTATATCTTTTTCTCCAGCTACTTTTTGAGTTTCTTTTGTAGATAAAGCCTTACTAGCACCTAAGAACCCTGCTGGTTTTTTACTTGTTTCCATAGATGCAATAATTCTTGGGTCGTGCATACGATGTCTGATTCTATAACCTTGCATATCAGCTTCAATCTCATAAGTAGAATATTTACTAACAGGCAGATCAAACATAGGTAGATTAGATTTCTTGCTTAATAAGCTAATTGTATAAAAATTAGAAGCAACAAAAATAGTTCCAAGTCCTACTGATATTCCTTTAATAATATTGTTATTCATATAGTTTTAAAATTTAGTCCAATCTTTTCCTTTTGGTACACCTACCGATGGCCCTGTCATATCGGGTAGACCTTGATCTAATACTTTAGGCATAAGTCCAGAAACATTACCCATAACTTCTTTCATCAGTTTGGATTTAAACTGCTCTGACGTTACATACTTATAACCAAAGTACCCTCCACCAATAACAGAAGTTACCATTAAGAAAGAAATAATGCTTAAAACATTAGCTATTTTTTGAAACATGATTAAAGAAACGTTTTTGAGAGCTTTAGTACCTGTTACTATCATAACCTTCACAGGAATTTTAGCCTTAGCTCCCCTTTATGTTACGCTCGGAATCGTAACAAGACAAGTATCAACTGAAACTAACTAGCTTTTTTTCTACGATAGAATCTAGTTTTACAGGCATTAGAACAATACTTTCTTCTTTGTTCTGTGGTAGCAAACACTTTGCCACAGAATTTACACTGCTTTTCTATTATTTCGCAATAGACTTTTTTTCGGTTTCTGCCTCTGCTCTATCTACTAATATAGCTTCAATACGCATAATCTCATCACGACAATTATTAGCAACCTGTACAGCTTGTTCTTGATTATTTTTTAATTCTTGTATGCGTTGTTGTAGTTCCGCATCTGTTCTACGAGCCATAAATCAATAATGTGTTTCTTATAGTGTAACAGCAGCTTTTATTCTTAGCTAGGTTCTGTAGGCCAAGTAATGTTATATGGATCTGCTTGTGTTGTAATATCACGCAAAGCCTGTCTATAAGTTTTCCAAGCATCAGACATGGTAAGGTCACTACTAGCTCTCCAATCTGTATCTTTTAACTTACGTTCTCTTTCAATTCTTACCTCTCCCCATTTATTATTTGTTAAAGTAGTCTGTTCATCTGAAGTTGTAGATTCTACCTTAACTGTATAAGCCTTTCCACTATCAACATAAGCATCTACTGTAGATAGCTTTTGTGTTGGGGTTGTGTAGGTAAGAGTTTCTACAAGTTCAACAGTATTATTTGCTGTTAAAAAATCTGCATTTGGGCCAGCAACAGTAAAGCTAGTATTAGGAAATAATTGTTGGATCGTACCAGTGTTTTTTACAGTAGTGCCATCAATAATTGCGTAGTTCATAATTAATTTAAAAGAACTTTACTTTTAATAATTATAATCATTTTACTCTCCATAAACTGCATAACGACTATTATTAAACCCACCTAATATAAGCTTTCTATTCTTGTAATCCATTCCTAAAGAATAATTAGCAACTCCACTAGCTGAGCTTGTAATGTAATACCATGTATTTTGACTATGCGTTCCATTATAACCACTTCCAGATAAAACCATTTCAGTAGCACCATAATGAGAGATGGCATAATAAGAATTTGAATATCCTTGAATTACTCCATCTCCTGTCCAGACCAAACCATAGCCATTTACTGCATTATTACCACTAGACCATTTTCTTGTAGTACTTATAGTATTACTACTGATACTAGATGTGCTTGCTGGTAGATCATACCCATATAAAGCAAAATCGCTTGCATTATATGTTATTAAATGAGTTCCGCTATAACAAACCCCTCTTGTATCTACAGAGTTAGGATTATTTGTTGTACCAGTAGTGAAATTTTGATAACCTATATAAGTTCCTGACGGATAATTAAAATAATATAATCTTCCATAAATACTTCCAGTTAAAGATACAACAAACACAGGTGTATTATCACCTAAATATGCAACAGTAATATCTGAATTTATATTACTACCTAATCCTGATGCTGAATGTCCTGCTAAATCAGTTGGATTATTACTACTTGGTGAATAGAAATTTGCGTTGCCAGAATATGTACTACCTCCATTACTCCATGCGTAACTACTTGTTGTACCATATGCAACAAATATTTTACTTTCTGAATGATCAAAAAATGCTCCTAATCCTCTATGAGTATCATAATAACCACCAACCAGTGTATCAACAGATGTATTGACAATACTTATAGGTGATGCACCACTTGTAAAAAAACCACTATAAGCAGAATCATCAAGACCTTGACTAGCAGCAGAACGTAATCGATGGGATAGTGTCATGAAAGATCCCCAACTGTTGCTCCATATAATTGACTACCAACTTTAAATAATTCTATTGCTGTGGCGTTAGCACCGCCAAGTGTAGGAGCAGATCCACCATTCCACTTCATAGTAGGCCAAGTTAAAGTATAGGCAGATGCAGTTGCGGTAACTATAAGAAGTATTGATTGACCAGTAGTAAGAGAGTCAGTTGCAGTTCTATTAGCTCCTAAAGTCCAAGTCTGTATCATTCCGTTATCAGGATCTAAAGCAACAGAAGAAGCGTCAGTAATAGCAAATATATTTTCATTTATTGCATCTTCAAAAACAACAGAACCTGTAAACGTACCACCTGCCAATGGCATTTTTGTTGCATCTGCTGGTAAAGATGTAAGATTTGCTCCACTAATCGCTGGTAATGTGCCAGTTAGGTTAGCTGCTGGAATAGAAGTTAAATTTGCTGCACTTAAAGCTGGTAATGTGCCTGTTAAATTTGCTGCTGGTAAAGCTGTAAGGCTTGCTGCTGATCCTGAGAATTCTGTAGCTGTGCAAGTTCCTGTAACGCTTACACCAGTTGATGTAGTTGCCAGCTTTGCAGAACCACTATGTTTAAGACTCACACTA